GGCCATTAGCTACTATCTGGAGCATGGCAACCTGCTACAGCTCACCCATATAATGCAAGACCGCTACGGCATTGGTCGAAACAGGACAGTCTGGCGGGCGTGGCTAAAGAACCCTACCCTACGCGGTCACCTGCACTATCGCAAAACTAACGAATGGCGCTACAATGCTCACCCAGCCTTGATCAGCGAGGATGAGTACAAGCGTATCGAGTACTGGATTGACCTAAACCGTCAGCTGCGGGGCAACAACCAGGGCCGCATCCATGCGGTGCCGCCCATCGTGTCTTGTAGTTGTGGCTGTCGGTGCCGCCCCAACTCTCGCGGAAAGAATCGGTACTTTATCTGTGCTGCCAATGGTGGAGGATACCCTAACCGGCCACGGTGCCCCCAGACCCGTTCCTGCCGCCAGGACATGATCGAAGCAGCTATCCAGGAGGCATTGATCGACCATGCCCAGGCTATCGCCCATAGCCTGAAATCTGACACAGCCTTTGACCCTGCCATTGCTGCCCTGGAGCAGGAGATAGCCGCACTCCAGCCCCTTGCCCACCGGGCTGCCATCGCTGAGGAGATAGCGTCCATTGAGGCAGAGATCCTGGCTAGGCGTAGCCACCAGGGTCAGGCGCTAGCCAGCAGCCAGCAGCTACAGCAGCAAGCCATTGATGCCGCGTCGATGGACTGGAGTACCTTGGCCGCCCCAGAGCGCCGTCAGCTCTATGCTGAACTGGTGGAGCGGGTGATCATTCAAGGCAATGAGGTGGTAGAAGTGCGGTTTAAGCGGTAAGAAAAAACCCCCAGCAATGCCGGGGGCGAGGGAGAACCACAGAGGAGAAACTTATCAGACGTACTGCAGCCGTACCGACAGGGTAACGCCAGCCAGAGCGGCTGTAGTGCCAGCAAAGTCTACCGATAGCCGCTCACCAGCGGCCAGGGTGCGGGTTGCTTCGGCGGCGACCAATGCGCCGGTCTGCAGCACATTGATAGTGCCTTTGCAGTTAAACCCGGCATTAGTGTTGTTGGTCAGTAGGTCGGTGCCAGCGCCAGGGGCATCGGTGCCCGTGTCTTTGGTTACCTGCACATTGACCGCGCCAGGATCGGTGCCAGCCGTGGCATGGATGTAGCTGATTCCCACTACCTTACAAGGTAGCTGGGCAATGAAGAATGCTTGATCAACGCAGAGGGCATTGGTGGCAAGCGATAGGTCTACTTCAAAGTACGCCTGCTCTAGGCTGGCGACGATACGCTGTTGGGCCATTATTCAAGAATCTCCTCGATTCGACGGGTCAGGATTTCACGCAACGTTTTGCGGGTTTCGGCGTCAAACCAGGCCCGCAGGACAACCACATCATCACAGCCATTGACAATGTCTTCTGCCTTTTCTACCGAGATGCCAGACAAGTTAGCCGGGTAGGTAGGCTTGCCTGGGGCCGGGGCTAGCTCTGGCGCTTCCTGCTCGGGCTGGATCACCTCGATAGCTCCCCATGCTTCATAGCGAGGGTAGTCATCATGGCTGATCAGTCGTTCTAGCTCATCGTCAGTTAGGTAGTTTTTGGCCCCAGCCTTCAGGCATAGCGAGTCAAAGAATACTTCACTCGCTACACCCTTAGGCGGGAAACAAGCCGTTGGTTTGTAAACAACGCAGGTTGTCATGTCAGTCACCAGGAATTATCTAAACAGCCTTAGGAACGTCGATATAGCGGAAGCCAGGGATCTGATGGAACATCACTGGTGTCACGCAGGAGTAGAACGGAAATACTTTCCGCCCATTCTTGACGCTCACATAGTCCATGGGCATCATCGCGGTCGGCTCAACCATGCGGCTAGCCATATCCCGACTGATGGTGAACAGCGTGATCCGGTCTTTGTTGACACCACTAGCCTGAACGCCATTGGCCTCCAGCAGGCTGCTATTGCTCCACTTGTCTTTGTGGATCTTGAAGGGGGTACCTTCGCTGGATAGCATCTGCTCGATGAAGTCCTTGACCGTCACCTGGGTGTCACCGAGCCGCTTGGATAGCCGATAGTACAGCTTGGTGCTAACGGTGGCATGGGTCGGGGTCATGACATTATTGCTGCCGGTATCAAACAGTTCCACCTGGGTTAGGAAGAACTGGTACATATCGTCAGGGGTGGTATTGGCGTTGTGAAAGTCGAAGGTGCTGTTGACCAGGGTGACCGACGCATTATTCAAAAAGCCAGTAATGCCTAGCCGAGATTCGCCATAGGCGGCAATCTTGTTACGACGCTCTGCAATAGAACGGGTAACGGTAGACTCCCGCTGTGCATTCATCTGGGTCAGGTTGCCTGCAAAGGTCATGGCCCGTTCTTGCTGGAACGTCCAGGACATGGCAGAGCCGACCATCAGCACCTTGTAGCGGTCTTCGCTTAGGTTCAGGTCAACGATAGGAAAGTCGAAGGTGCCATCGCCAACAACCTGGGCATCGCCCACCTTGTCGAGCACTTCGGCTACGATCTCTTGCGCACCAGCTTGCAGGTTTACATCAGAGGCAACCCGCAGCCCCGCATCATAAGGAAGATCCTCATAACGCTTGGTGATCATGTCAGGCAAGCGTTGTTGAAGATAGCGATATAGCTGAGTTCCGCCAGTTGCCATTGAAAAACCTCCTAGGCCAAGTTAATAGAGAGAGGAACGATGTCATTCTGAGCGCCATAGCCTAGCCAACGGGCGTTGGTAATCTGGGTGGCGCTGGAGTTGTCATTGCGGAAGGTGCCCACCAGCACACCGGTCGAGGCGGTATGGATGGCATAGACATCATCGCCAGGCTTGACGCCGCCAGCATCGCCCACCTTGACGCCGATGACACCCCGCACCAGGTAGGAGACAGGATAGTCAACGGGCCAGCCCATAACGCCAGAGACGACAGAAACCGCCTCATCGGTGCCGGGGGTGCCGGTCACCTTTTGGATGGTATCGGTCGATACGGCGATGCCGACAATGACAGAACTGCCACTAGCTAGGTTGATCAAGTCGATCCGGTCGCTACTAGCCCCGGTCGTTGCTGCACCCTTGGCAACCGCTCGGCCAAAGGGAATGATGGCACTTGCTTCGGCGTTATAGCCGGTGCGGATGATCGTATCCTCGGTATAGACGATCTGACCTTCGTAGATTAGATCGCCATCAGTGATATTGTCGTAGTTGAGAATCGGCATTATTCGAGCCCCCCGGCAGTGTTAAACGATTTTTGCAGAGCTTGGCGGGCAGACTGTAACTGTTCCTCGAAGGACAGCTCATCGCCATAGCCCGGATCTTTGTCATCAGTGGCAATTTCCTCGAAGTCCACCTGGGGCGGCATGGACTTAACCATTTCTTTGAACCAGGCCAGTTGGGCGCCATTTAGGCTAGCCATGAAGTCCACCGCGTCCATATCGTGGGACTCTTCGCCAAAGTCCACCGAGACGGGGCTAGTCATGGCCGGAGTGAACCGGTCCCGGTAGGCTTCACAGAACGAGACCAGAGACTCGATCCGGGCGGCCCTAACTTCTTGCTGTAGGGCTTCTCGCTCGGCCCGAAGCAGCTCTAATTCGTCGCGTTCAGCATCAGACATGGTGTCACCTTCAGAGATCGGTAGGGGTTCTTCGTAGTTGTAATAGGCTTTGTTCTTATTGTGCCCAGCCCCAAAATTCATCTTGGATCCATGCACCTTAGCCATCATGAACTGCATATTTTTCTTCATCGCGCAGCCATCGACGCAGCCACAGCCTGGATACTTTTTGCACCGACCGCCATATTCATAGTCTTCGGACTCGTAGTCGTCCTCGTCCTCAGGCTCTTCTACTTCGCCATAGCCTGCCACCTTGGCTGCTACGTCCAGGACAGTCCTAGCCGCCGCTACGATGGTGTCATAGTCTTCGGCGACATCGGGGATGCTGCCCTTCATCTGCTGGGCAACGCTGAGGATCAGCTGCACCGCCTCACCTTCAGGGCTATCAGGGATATAGCCCTCTTCGGGGTCTGACTGCATCTGGCTAGCCAGCTCCATGATGGTGGTGGCTGCACTTTCTAGGCTGTTTTCGCCTAGGTCGAAGGCGACCGAGACGGCATCATCAGCGGGCTGGTTAAATTCGTTCAAGTCGAGCACCCAATTATCAAGGTCATCGGTCAATTCAGATAGGGCCAGGGGTGATAGGCCCTTGATGGCAGGTGGCGAAGCACCCAGGCCAGCAATGTGGCGCAGGCTCCAGCGGCCAGGGGTAGGGTTGGCTGGGGCGGTGGGTGGATACAGGCTAGGGGAAATGCCTAGCAGCCGTCCATCCCGGTTCCATTGCACAAATTGAGGCGATACCTTATCAAAGACAGCCCGCACCCGGTCCCCAACTCGCTTTAGGGCCACCGGAAAGCCATAGGCTAGCTCCGACTCAGCCAGGCTAGCATCATCCTGGCCGCCAGTATTGTGGGAGACGATCAGGGGTGCCTTGAAGTTGGTCGGGTTGTAGGACTCGACCACCTGATCCAATAGTTCATCGTTCAGGTCTACTTCGGTGCCGTTGGAGCTGACCGCCTGGCCCTTGCGAAGGATTTCAATTTCTACCATGGCTGGGTATTGGGTAACTGTCTTAAGTGTGCCCAGCCATGGATCCAGCTATGGCTTGCCAATGTGATCGCCGACGATGCTGCCAATTTCCTCCGCATTGGCCCGGCTGATGCCTAGCATTGGCCTAGCTGGAATGCCTGGATGGTTTACCTGCCTAGCGAAGGCAGGGCCGCCAGCGGTCATGAAGGCCAGCATCCTGGCATTTTTAGGAACAATGGTATAGGGCCGGGTGCCGAACTGATGCCAGCGGGCTTTCTTGTCAGCAAAGCCGATGATCACCTCAGTGCCAGTCGCTTCATAGGCCAGCGAGTCACGCATCTGGCCAGTCTCGTTCAATATTTTGCGGTTACGCTTGGCCGCCCAGGTATTAGGCGATAGGTCACGCCATGGCGTACCATCCGGGGCCTGTTGCCGCTGGAAGCGTTGGTCTGTATCCCGCTCCATGTAGGCCCCAATGTCGTCATACAGGGGCCTCATGTTGTTTAGCCGACGCGCCGCCCGGGCCAGCATCGCCTGCACCTGGCTATCATCAGCACTGACCTGAAACTGACTCATCATGGATCCATAGCGCTGGATCCAGAGTGCCCAGGGTGATGGATCCATGGGTGGGCACACTAAAAGCGACGCCATTCTATTCACTGCCATGCCTATCATTTACGACATGCAAGGTTATCCGCACTTTGTTGTAGACCTTGCGGAACGTAGGCCTGATGGGGCGAGGAAGACGGTACAAGCGGCCATGTTATTGGTGCGTAGCTTCTTCGATGAAGGCGAGCAACGCATGACCAGCATTGATGACATCGACATTGGCACCCCGGCAAATGGGTGGACCATTCGCTTTACTGGTGTCACTGGTGCGCAGCCACCTGAGGCCTATATTGCCACCTACCGCAATGGCCAGATTAGCTACAACGAAGACCCCAACAGACAGGCGGCGTCAATGTCTGAGCGGGTATGGTATGCGGTGGACTTTGCCAAGGGTAAGGGCGGATCCAAAGGTAGTGGAAAGACCAAGAATTGTACCAAAGGGAAGCTTTGTGGCGGTAGCTGCATCGCTAAGGGGCGGAATTGCATAGTAGGCGGTGGCAAGCTCAACCCTAGCCAGAAAAAAGCTGCCGATGCACTGAGCAAGGCAGATCCCGCTGACCTGAAGAAGCTTAAAGCTGGAGCGGGTGAAATCGCTAAGCAACGGGTTAGCCAGCTCACTAGCGAGATCGACGGCATCCTGTCGAGGATAGATACCTCTGCTAAGGAGTATGCCCAGGAAAAGGCCAGGATGGACGATTACATCGCTCGGATCAAGGGCGGTCCAGCGGATCGGCCCGTATCAGACCTGATTAGCCCGCAGGAGAAATGGGACTCACCCAAGGAAGCCATTGCTCACTATCAATCCTTGCAAAAGAGGATGGATCGAGACGCGAAGCAGCTCTATAAAGACGATCAAGCTGAAATCAAGCGGAAAGAGGCTGAAATCGCGTCATTACAGCGAGGCCCAGCTAAGTTCATCTATGAAGGGCGCAATGTAACTGTAAGCCAGCTACGGCAAGAGCGGGATCGGATCCAAAGGGGGCTGAAAGAGCTTGGGCCTGAGCGAGGCATAAACAGTGAAGCCAAGAAGATGATCAGAGACTATGATGCGGATCTGAATCGCATGAAGGGCAAGAAAGACGACGATACATTTACCGATTCTGACGGGTTTGAGTATCCCTCCGTCAAGTCCGCCCGTGAGACCATCTCCTACATGAGAAAGAACATGGTCGAAGGGGAGCGTCGTTCTGCTGATAGCCGCAACCAAGAACGGATCCGCAAGATCGCTCAACTGCGGACCTTTGATGACAACCTCAAGTCTATTCAGCAAGGGCGAGAGCCTAACTTCGATAGCCTCAGAGATAGCTACTAACCCTCCCTCCGCCTGAGCATCCCCATCACTCGCTCCCTTAGCCCTGGGTGCATCCGGCTGACGGTGTCCTGGATGGCCCTGGCCCGGTCCTGGGTGCTACCTGGGGCAAAGTTAAACCCTGGCTCAATCACTGGCACCGTCCTATCGCCTACTTTGACGACTGGGGCGGTGAACTGCTGGCCAGTACGCTTGTCCTTGACGGTCATGGTCGGCAATGGATCCGATAGGCTCATCCCTTCCTGGCGGAGCTGGCGTTCATTTAGGCTAAAGGTGCGGCACCGACAGCCAAACCCATTGGGCGGGTGCAACGTATTCCAGATCGGGTCATCCGCTCTGGCTACAAAGCCATCTAGCGCAACATGGTGAGGCCTGGGGGTGATAGGGTCATCATGGCGATAGACCAGGTAGGGACGGCGTAGGACCGTTTCGGGGTCATGCTGCTGCTGGTAACGCCCTGCCCCATAGGCATTTCGCATATTTTGCAGCAAGATCAGGCGCATCCGCCAGTCATTGAGTGGGCTGAAGCCACGCTTGACAAAGGTTTCTGCAAATTGTTGCTTAAAGTCGCGGTATAGCTGCCCGTCATCAACCGCCTTGGTTACCAGGTCCAGTGCTTCCTGCAATAGCTGACCATGGGTCACCCCGGCGATGGTGAAGGCCCAGTCCTGGGCACCATCGACCAGCGTATCCCATCGCTCTGTCGGGATCGGTAGCTTGGCTTTCAGCCAGTCCAGGGCCTTGCGAAAGGGTAGCCGTCGATAGGTCGGTTTAGACATCCCGCTCACCCTCTTCGATCACTTCGTACCGGCCAGCGGCCTCAGCAGCGGCCATGCTAGCCCCCAGGATCTCGGCAAACTGGCTAGTATCCGCCTGCAGTTGTAGCAGGCGTTGCTCTAACTCCTCGAAGCTATTGGACTGGTCTACCGCTTCGTTGATCAACCGACTCCAGTCGGCTAGGATGGGCTGCATTTCGATGATGGCTTGATCAGCATAGTCATCGGATGAGTCGCGCCTATCATCGGGTTCAGCCAAGTCCTCTGGCGCTTCCTCGTCAGTCGCCTCCTGGTTAGCCTGTTCCACCTGCTGGGCCTGCTCTGGCGTTGGGGGTGCTTCTGCCTCAGGTGCAGGGGCTGGCGTAGGCTCAGTCGGGGCTGGCGCCTCGCCGCCACCGAATAGGGCATCTAGCTGGGATTCAGCGGTAGGGCCTTCTGCCTTTTCGTCCTGCAGTTCGACGCCATAGGTCTTGATCACATAGTCGCGAGTGACCACAAAACCCATATCGTAGAGCGTCCTATCCCGCTGCACCCTGGCATTGAGGTCTTCCTGCACCTCCAGCTCGGGGAACTTCCACCATAGCCGGGGCACCGCTGCATCAGGCCCGGCATTAAGGCGAATAATCCACTTGATCAAGCTATTGGTGATCGCCCCGGCCAGCAGGTCGGCATCGGCCTTGGTGCGCTTCAGGCTAACGCTAGCGGCCACCTCATCCCTGGCCCGGCTGCCGCCCCCTGTCGATTGGTCGGTGGTGCCCGTCTGGCCCAGGACGGCTTTACTAATCTGCGCATCACACCAATTGGCGAGTTTCTCATAGCTATCGGCAGAACTGCTGCGAGAGGCCTCTAGCAGGTCCAGCTCATAGCCTTCGGGCAAGCCAACGCCGGTCTCTGAGGCGATACTTTGGATGGCGGCCATGACGGCATCTTTTTCAGCATCACTGGCCCCAACCGGGAACTTAGCGATGGTGGTAGGTGAGGCAAACTTTTCGACAAAGACTAGCCAGAATTTGATGTCCTGGCGCTTAAAAAATACTGGCCAGAATAGGCGATGGCCTAGCCCCCGGCCATAGGGTCCATAGTGGAGCTGGTGATGGTGGAAGATAAACTTACGAGGCGGGATCGGCTCGCCAATGGCCATATTGGTGCGGGTGCGCAGGCGTGGCACCCAGCCATCCTCGGTCAGGGTGAAGCCAAAGCGTCGCGGGTGCCGGGTGCGCAGGTCTTGGGGGTAGATCTCCTTGCCCCCAGCCCACATAATTTCAGCCATTGAGACGCCATACATCAGGCTATCGAGCAAGCCATGGCAGGCCTGGTCAAAGCCAGTACCGGTGCTGATGATCGCCTGGTCCTTCTCTGCATCTGGCGTGGTGGTGGCCAGGTTGCGCAGCATCGCTTCTACCATCTGGGCATTGCGCTTGTCCTTGGCGCTCTGGCTAGCGGGCTCAATGATCCATTCCCGTTGCACCACATCCAGCTTTCTGGACTCCAGCACGGCAAAGACATGGGCATCGCGCTCTAGTTCTTCGTAGATCTTGAGCTCATAGTAGAACCGGTTGGCCGCCTGGTAGGCCCGACTCGACTCATCTCTGATGACATCGTCAAATTCACCTGGATCCAGAATATTGGACCGGCCATAGGCGAATAGGTACGGATCATCAACGAACCGAACCAGGTTAGAGGTTAGATAGTTTTTGCGGAGGGCCATGGTGGTTCCATAGTGCTATCCCTAGGGTGCCCTAGTACCCTAGCTTGGGGCTGGCCACCCGTTTTGCCTTGGCGGTGCGGTACTCAAAGGGCGTCGAACGGTTCTGGATCAATGGATCCAGCGCATAGCGCAACGAGTCCCATAGGTGCTGGTGCTTGTCAATGATGATGGGTAGTACATCCTGGGTATGGGGGTCCACCTTGCGCTTATAGTTCATCGCCTCAAATTTAAGGTTTTTGCAGCGTGGGTGAATGATGATCTTGTCGAAGCTGCGTAGGTATTCGATGCCGTCTTTGATGCTATTGGGCCATTTGTCAGCCGCTATCAGGCCAGCGATGCCCTTGCCCCGGACATGCTTGATGGTCTCCGGTCTGGAGTTGTCAGCCCGCACTGGATAGGTAGCAATGCCTGGAATGTCAACCTTCCAGATGGTAGCAATTTCATCCAGCGCCAGGTCATAGGCATAGCTTTCGCGTTCAATATAAAGCTGGCGTTCATGGATCCAACACTTAATCGCCGCTGTTGGATCTGGCCCAAACCCCCAGTCAGCGCCAAAGTATGGCCCCTGCCAGTCATCGCCAGGCTCAAATTCATCCACCACCCACTTGCCATGGAATACCTGGGCCTTGCTGAACCGGATCGGGTTGCCTTCCCAGATGTTGTCATAACGGTCTGGGTCGGTGCGCAGCATCCGCTGACGCTCATCCTCTAGCTCTGGGGTGAAGTAAGGGTTCTGGTCCCAGTTCACCCGACAAACATAGTCGCTGGCCTCAGCATTGACGACAAAGCGTTGGTAGATAGTATCTGACTCCTGCTCTGGGTTGAAGGTTACCCAGATCTCAGAGCCCGAAGCCCGTACCGTTGGCGTTAGGATGTCCCAAGACTCCTGGCTGATGGTCTGGGCCTCTTCTACCCAAACATGGGTAATGCCTGCAATGGACTTGAGGGATCGCACATTATGGCGTAGGCCCTTAAAGAAAAATTGAGTACCCCGGGGGCCCCGGATCTCGCTATCCAGGATGCGGTAACAGTCCTGCAAGCCAAGCGCCTCGATGCGATCACACAACAACTGATGCACCGACTCAGCCAGGCTGTTCTGAAATTCCCTGGCGCATAGCACCCGACACTTACGCCGGGCCCCTTCGATCAGCAGCGCATCAGCCGCAGCGGTGGACTTGCCCGAGCCACGGCCACCCCATAGGCATTTGTACCGGCGTGGCTCTAGCAATGGCTGGGCCCAGGGCAATAGGTTCCTGGCTAGTTTGTCGAGGTCCACCGAGTCGGTGGGCACCGCAGCATAGCTAGCGACTAACCATTTCTTCCATTCTGCTCTGAGCTCTAGTGCTCCGATGGTGGCCATTGGCAGGAAACCCGGCATAGGCCGGGTAGGGACTGACAACATTCTCAGCATTCCCCAGGCTGGATGGGCTGGG